CCCGAATCACCGCACTCAAGCACCCCGACGACGCCGTAGCGATCCTCCACGACTGGGCCCACGCGTGGGCCGACACCCGCGGCAACACGCTCACCGCCGGCACCGAACTCGACTACCTCGTCGACCACACCCTGTGGGCCGTCCAGAACCCCGACGACTCCGACTGGACCCAGTACGTCACCGAAGCCCGCCAGGTCCGCGCCACCGTCCGCCGGCTCCTCGGCATCAACCCAGAACGCGAGCCCGTGCCCTGCGTCCACTGCGGCGGGCGCATCATCCGCGATTGGACCCCCGACGGGCTCGACGACATCCGCCGCTGCACCCGATGCGGCATCGACTGGCCCAACAAGGCGCGCCTCGACCACACCAACGCGCAAGTCCTGCACGACCTGCCCACCAGCCACCCGGACGCACTCGTCACCACAGCACAGGCCCGACGCGTCCACCCGCAACTCAACGCCGCAACACTCCGGTCCTGGATCCACCGCGCACTCCTCCAGCCTCAGGGACGCGACGTCCGCGGCGAACCGCTCTACCGGCTCGGCGACATCACCGCACGACACCAACAGAGTGCCTGACACAAATGACAGGCGTGTGGTTTACAATCGGTGCAACGCCTTCCGGGGTTCACCCACCCCTGAAAACGAAGGTGCCCCCGCGACGGCAGCAACCGTCCGGGAGCGTGGCCCACCTGTGTGAGAGGTGAACGTGAGCAAGGGTAGCCGATGGCAGCCCCCGCATCCCGACCCGGCGAAGGTGCCGAAGATCCGCATCGTCGACACGCCGGTGGGCAGTCATAGCAAGCACCCCGAACCGAAGCGTTCCTCAGGCTGGGGCGTAAGGTGCGCCTGGCCCGAGTGCACGGAATACCCCGACCCGTTCTACGAGGTCCATCTCTGCACCGAGCACGCGCACAGGGTGCGCAATACGATCAACCGCTACGAAGCACGGATCGACCAGCGGATCGCAGACGCTGCGGCCGACATCGCCGCTCGCAAACAGGCGACGGCCGAGAAGATCGAATCCGGATACCAACCCGGCGACGGCGACATCATCCCCGGCTGGGTCTACTACATCGAACTCGACGGCCTCATCAAGATCGGGTTCTCCAAGAACGTCACCAACCGCATGAGGCAGTACGCGCCCACAGCCAAGCTTCTCGCGGCAGAACCCGGCACGAAGAAGATCGAACGCGCCCGACACCAACACTTCGGCGGCCACCTCGCACGCGGCCGCGAATGGTTCCACGACGTTCCCCCGCTGCGCGAATGGATCGACACCGTCATCAACGAATACGGCGGCGCCGGACACCTCGCCTACACATGGGGCGGACCAGGCAAGCCCGCGCCCGTGGCAAGCAAGAGGATCCGCAACCGCAGGCGGTGACGATGGCGACCTCACGCACAGGCACGGCGACCTACCTGCGCAACCGACGTCGTGTGCTGCGGGACGCGCAGGCTGCGGGCCTGACGCACTGCCCGGGCTACGAGCGTCGCGACGGGCAGCATCGAGCATGCGGGCGCGAGCTCGACTACGCGACGCCGCTGCTCGATGAGTCGGCTGAGGCTGACCACATCATCGACGTGCAGTACGGCGGCACGGACGAGGCTGACAACCTGCGCGTGTTGTGCAGAGCGTGCAACCGCGAGCGGAACCATGAGCGGGTGCCAGTGGCGGTGCCTGCTGCCAGCGACTTTCCGGTCTCGCAGGACTGGTGAGGGTGGGGGGATGCCCCGCATACCCCGGCCGCTCTCGCCCCCTTCGGCATAGCGAGATCCCCCCGTGACCCTAGAGGGGGGTGCGCCGTGGCTCGGATCGACCGCCTGAGGGACCTGGCGGACCTGCTCGAGGCCTCCCTGGCCGAGGCGTCGGTGGGTGTCCGCGCGCAGATCGCGGCGCAGTACCGGGCGACCTTGGCGGAGATCGAGGAGCTTGAGGGCGCGCAGCCTGGGCAGAAGGGAACGGCGCTCGATGAGCTCAACGCCCGCCGTGCTGCTCGGGAGGCAGGAACCGCGCGTCAGGCTTGAGCCGCGCCGGTCGGAGAAGTGGACCGACGGCGACGACGCGTGCTTCCTAGCCGCGTCCTACGGCCTGACGCCGGACCCGTGGCAGGCGCTCGTCATCACCTCCTGGCTCGGCCGGCGGCCGGACGGTCGGCTCGCTGCCGGGCGGTGCGGCCTGGCAGTGCCTCGGCAGAACGGGAAGAACGGCGTCCTCGAGGTCGTCGAGCTGTTCAAGATGGTCGTCCTGGGTCGTCGGATCCTGCACACCGCTCACGAGATCAAGACGGCTCGCAAGGCGTTCGTGCGGATCCGGTCGTTCTTCGAGAACGAGCGGCAGTGGCCCGAGCTCGCGGCCCTGGTGCTCGATGTCCGGCAGACGAACGGCCAAGAGGCGATCGTTCTGCGGAACGGCGGCTCGATCGAGTTCGTCGCCCGGTCCCGCGGCTCTGGTCGTGGCTTCACGGTGGACGACCTCGTGCTCGACGAGGCGCAGGAGTTGACCGACGAGCAGCTTGAGGCGCTGCTGCCGACGATCTCCGCGGCGCCGTCGGGTGACCCGCAGATCATCCAGACCGGCACGCCTCCCCCGCCGAACGCGGACGGTGCGCCGTTCAAGCGCATGCGCGCGGCCGGCGTCGACGGCAAGGACCGCCGGCTGTCGTGGCACGAGTGGTCGCCGGCGCGGGTCCCCGATCTTGCCGACCATGAGGCGCTGATGGCGCTGGCGGCCGAGACGAACCCTGCGCTCGGCACGCGGCTGCAGGCGTCGGTGGTCGAGGACGAGCTCGCGCAGATGTCGTTCGCGGGCTGGCTGCGTGAGCGGTGCGGCGCGTGGGACTCAGACGCGATCGGTGGCGCGCTGAACCTCGCGGCGTGGAACGACCTCGCGATCTCCGCAGACAACGCCCCGCGCACGGGCCCTATTGCCTTCGCGGTGAAGTTCTCCTCCGACGGCGAGCGCGTCGCCTGCGCGGTGGCTCGCCTGCCCGAGGGCGGCCCCGTGCACGTCGAGGCGCTGGGCGTCTCGGCGATGGCGGACGGCACCGCGGCACTCGTCGAGTGGCTGGCGCAGCGGTGGCGCAAGGCGTCGCTGATCCTGATCGACGGCAAGGCGGGCGCGGGCGACCTGATGGCCGAGCTCGTCGCGGCGGGCGTGTCCAAGCGCCGGGTGCGCGAGGCCACGACGCCGGACGTGTTCGCGGCCAACGCAGGCATGCTGCGCGCGATCCACGAGGGCGACCTGACCCACCTCGGCCAGCCCGGCCTCGACGCCTCGGTGCGTGTGGCTGGCAAGAAGGTCTACACGCAGTCCGGCGGCTGGGTCTGGATCTCTGCCACTCCTGAGGGTGACGTGACGGCGCTGATCGCCGCGACTCTGGCACGACACGCGGTGATGACGAGCAGACGCAGGCAGGCGAGCGGCGAGGGCCGTTCGTCCGGCAACCGGACCGCGAGCAGCGGACGAAGGGCGGTGGTGTCGTGACGGCACGAGTGATCCGCCTGCCGGGCGTGGACGACGACACGAACGACCGACTCGCCGGCCTGCTCAAGCAGCTCGACGTCCATGCGGTGCGCAACGCCAGGCTCGACGCGTACTACGACGCCGAGAAGAACATGCGCAAGATGCACGGCGGCGTCGTGCCCGAGCAGTACTTCCGCCTCGGCCTGGCGCTGGGCTGGTCGGCCAAGGCCGTCGACGCGCTCGGCCGGCGCTGCAACCTGGACGGCATGTCCTGGCCCGACGGCGACCTGGACTCGCTCGGCTTCGGCGAGGTCTGGGACGGCAACCACCTGGGCGCCGAGACGGACCAGGGCATCACGTCCGCGCTGATCCACGGGCTCGCGTTCGTGGTCGCCTCTCGCGGCGGCGAGGACGAGCCTGGCGGCCTGGTGCACTTCTACTCGGCATCGGACGCCACAGGGACGCGCAACGCCCGCACGCGCCGCCTGGACGACCTGCTCGTGGTCAACGACCGCGACAAGCAGAGCGACCCGACGGCGCTGACGCTCTACCTCTCGGGCCGCACCATCTCCGCGACCCGCGGCGACGACGGGAAGTGGGGCGTCGAGGTCTCCGAGCACCCGTTCGGCGTCCCCGCGGCCCCGCTGGTCTACCGTCCGCGCCTGCGCCGCCCGATGGGCCGCACGCGCCTGACGCGCCCGGTGCGCGGCATCCAGGACGCGGCCGCGCGGGCGCTGGTGCGCCTCGAGGGCCACATGGACGTCTACGCCTTCCCCGAGTTCTGGATGCTCGGCGCGGACGAGTCGATCTTCAAGGACGAGCAGGGCAACGTGCTGCCGAAGTGGCGCGTCATGCTCGGCCGCATCAAGGGCATCCCAGACGACCAGGACCAGGACGACCCGCAGCTGGCGCGCGCGGACGTGAAGAAGTTCGACGCCGCCTCTCCCGCCCCGCACCTGGCAGCGCTCAACGCGTACTCGAAGCTCTTCGCGCGCGAGACGTCGCTGCCGGACTCGGCGGTGGCGATCACCGACTTCGCCAACCCGACCTCGGCGGACGCCTACGACGCGGCGCAGTACGAGCTCATCTCCGAGGCCGAGGGCGCAACGGACGAGTTCTCGCCGGCGCTGCGTCACGTGGTGCCGCTGGCGCTGGCGATGCAGAACGGCCTGAGCGAGGTCCCGGACGAATGGCGCTCGATCGTGTGCCGGTGGCGCGACCCGCGCTACCAGTCGCGTGCGGCGCAGGCGGACGCGGGCAGTAAGCAGCTGGCCGCGGTGCCGTGGCTCGGCGAGACCGAGGTCGGGCTCGAGCTGCTAGGCCTGACGCCGCAGCAGATCGACCGGGCCCTGGCTGACCGGGCGCGGGCGAAGGGTCGCGACACCCTCAATGCGCTGCTGTCCGGCGGGGTGACGCCCAATGCCGTCGGCGACTGACGTCGCCGAACTTCGGGCGGCGAACACCGAGGTCGCCCGGCGCGTGCAGGCCGACCTCGCGGGCTTCTGGGCCTCGCTCGACCTGAGCAAGCCGGAGCGGGCGCGAGACGAGTTGCTGCACTTCGTGCCGACCCTGACCACGACCTACGGCGACGCGGCCTCCCTGGTGGCGGCGGACTGGTACGACGCGGTGCGGGCGACCGATCGCGCCGTGGGCAGGTTCGCTGCCGAGCAGGCCGAGGCGTTCGCCCGCGAGTGGGTCGAGGAGCGGGTTCGGTTCGGCTCTCGTCACCTGTTCACCGACGAGCCAGACCAGATGATGCGGTTCCTCGACGGCGTCGTGCAGGAGTACGCGCTGCAGCCCGGACGGGACACGATCGCCCGGGCCTCGGTGCGCGACCCGGCGGCGAACGGCTGGCAGCGGCACGCGCGCAGCACGGCGTGCGAGTTCTGCCTCATGCTGGCGGGCCGCGGCGCTGTGTACCGCAGCGACACCGTCCGGTTCGTCGCCCACGGCGACTGCACCTGCGTCCCTGTCCCCGAGTGGACCACACGCCCATCGGCGCCAGGGCAGCCCGTCGAGCGGCCACTGCCGACGCCAGAGACGCCCCAGGCGCCGCAGGTGCCGGAGCCGCAACAGGCGCCAGAGACGCCCGCAGAGGGCGCGCTGCCTGAGCCTGAGCCGGAGTTCGTCACGCGCCTCGAGGGGCTGTTGGCGTCCGGCAAGGTCACGCCGGCACAGTTGCGGGAGCAGGCGCAGAACGCCTCCCCGCTCGCAAAGGCGAACGTCGCGGCCGCGATCGAGCGGTTCGACGCCTCGCGGGTGACGGGCGAGGTGCGGGCGTTCGCGTCGGCACAGGAGGCGCGCGACTGGGCGAACTCGCACTGGGCCGGGCCGGCGGGCTACACGCCCGACGAGCTCGCGGCCATGCGGTCGTACACCGGCTCCGGCTACGGGCCGATGAACAACGCGCTGCGCTCGTCGAAGGGCAAGCGCACGACCAAGCAGATCCAGGCCATGGACAGCGCGATCGAGCGGGCCGCGCGGGTTCCGGAGAACGTCACTGTCGTCCGTAACGCGAGCCTGCGCCAACTCGGTATCACCGGGTCGCGTCAGGATCCGAAGACGGCGATCGGCCAGCAGTTCGTCGATCACGGCTACCTGTCGACGTCGGTCAACCGGCGCGGCGCCATGCAGGGTGATGTCCGCATGGAGATCAACGTTCCCAAGGGCGCGCGCGGCGTGTACGTGTCCGGCGCTGGCGGGCCGAAGTCGCCCAGCATCATCAGCGACTACGGCGGCGGCGAGTCTGAGCTGATCCTCGCGCGAGGGTCGCGGCTGCAGATCACGTCGGTGAAGAAGGTCGGCGGACGCTGGCACGTCATGGCCGACCTGATCCAGGACGGGGTGAACGGCTGATGCCTTCGGACCACTTCAACGACCTGGAGCTCGAGCCCGTCGAGCCGCCGCCCCTGCCGCCCGACGTCGCCGAGGCGATCCGGCTCCTGCTGCTGTCCTCGGCGGACGGCGACAACGCTCGCCGCCGCGACGAGGGCCGTTGAGAACCAAAGACTTCCCCACCCGTGTGAGGGCGGGGTGCGGCACCGAAACGGTTGCCAGTGTCCTTCCGAAACGGAGAACCAACCATGTCCGAGGCAGCACCCGAGACCACGACGCCGGAGACCGAGGCCCCCGAAACGGAGGCTCCCGAGGTCGACCTGGCCGCCGAGGTCGAGAAGTGGAAGACGCTCAGCAAGAAGAACGAGGCCCGTGCCAAGGAGAACTCGGCCGCCGCCAAGCGGCTCGCCGAGATCGAAGAGGCCGGCAAGTCCGAGGCGCAGAAGGCGCAGGACCGGATCGCCACCCTCGAGCGCGAGCTCGAGGCGACACGGTCGGCCGCGCTGCGCTCCCGGATCCAGGCCAAGCACGGCATCTCGGACGAGGACGCCGAGCTCTTCCTCACCGGCAGTGACGAGGACACGCTCACCAAGCAGGCCGAGCGCCTCGCCCAGCGCGCCGAGGACCGCAAGAAGAACGGCAACCACGCCCCGCTGCAGGGGCGCACCCCATCCTCCAGCTCTGCCGACGACGGCGACATGCGCGAGTTCGCGCGGAACCTCTTCGAGTCGGTCGAGTAGTCACCCCGAAAGGAAGCCACCATGGCTACGTTCGCAACCGGATCGCTCTCGATCCCGAAGCAGAAGATCGCGCCCTGGCTGGGCAAGATCCAGAACGGCTCCGCCGTCGCGACCCTGTCGACCCCGACCCCGATGACCTACGGCGAGGGCGAGACCTGGACCTTCGACATCGGCGAGGCCGAGTACGTCGGTGAGGGTGCCCAGAAGGG